TTTATTCTTTGATTGAACTTCAGCTATTAGTTGGTCAGTTTGATCTGTCATATTAACTCCTTATTACCCATTGCTATATTAATTAAACCTCTATCAACACCATTACAAGTGAACATAGAATTAAAATTATCTCTCAAAGTATTTCTAGCTTTTGTACAATCTTTTTGATGACAGGGATTGCATAGATTTACTCTTTTAAAGTAGTCTTTTGTTTTACCTTGAACGTCTACAAGATAACTCCACTCTACTTTAGAACTTTTACATCTTGAACATTTGCTCATAAGTTTTCTCCTTTGTTTATTTATACATAATACAATAAAAAACCCCCCATGTCAATTAAGACACAGGGGGTTTTCTTTTTCTTTTTTACTATATAAAAGGGGCAATGGCTAACATTATGACAGTTGCCCAAAAAAAGAAAGTTACTGCATTTGTCATATTTTTTTTTATACTCCTTTTCAATAGTAAAATCGTACGACTTTTTATCTGATATGTCAAGCCATTATCTATTAACAAAGTCAAGCGTTAATTGGTAGTTTATATAGAGCATATAACCTATAACTACTGACACAACTATCATAAAAAATATTTTATCCATGTTCATAAAAAAGTACCTATAAATAAATAGATAAAATAACTCCATACAATAATATTAAAACCACCTAAAAAAAGAATTAATAAATTTAATGCTATTGTTTTATTCATCAAATATTCTCCTGCCAAATATTCTCCTGCATTGTATTTAATATTTCATTTTCTTTATTTGCTGTTGATTTTATATCTTCAGTAGTTTTTGATTTATAACTGCTACTATCTAAGGCAAACTTTAAAAATACACTTAATATTTTTAATAAAATATCAAATCTATTTAATATATTTTTTTCGTA